ATCTGATCCATTTGTAGGATTAGGTAATAAAAAGGGAAAAAGTACTGGTTTAAGAAAATTATATTATAAAAATAACCCTAAAGATCAAGATGCTAAAAAAGATAAAGATGAAGAGATAAGGTATTTGTATTATAAAAATAATCCAGATGATCAAGATGCTAAAAATGACATATCTGATAGAATTAGAAAACTATATTATAAAAATAATCCAGATGATGAAGATGCTAAGAAAGATAAAGATTATAGAATTAGAAAACTATATTATAAAAATAATCCTAAAGATCAAGATGCTAAAAAAGATAAAGACTCTGATGTAAGAGAATTATATTATAAAAATAATCCAGATGATGAAGATGCTAAGAAAGATAAAGATGAAGAGATAAGATTAAATTATTATAAAAATAACCCTAAAGATCAAGATTCTAAAAAAGATAGAGACTCTGATGTAAGGGAATTATATTATAATAATAATCCTAAAGATCAAGATGCTAAAAAAGATAAACATTTAGAAGATATGTTTGATTAAATACTGGGAATAATATAATGGAATATATTACTATAGCTATTAAGTCTACTAAGGATACTGCTTTAGATAAACTGAATAAGAATATAACTAGTATAGTTAAAATAAATCCTTTAAAATTACTAAATAGTAAAAAGAAGTTTAGACAATTTCATCCTTATAACTCATTACAGAAGGTTATTGATTATAACATAGATCCTGAACCAACATTTAACCAGAATAACTTATGTTTTAGACTTGTCAGTACTAATATTGATAAGGTACCTGATAATTATAAAGTGAGACTAATAGGTAAAGGTTTACTATTTCCGCATGGATATATAGTAGATAATAATGGCAAAGTATATACACCTCCAGGTCAAGGCCCTCATACTTATGATGTAAAAGGTTCTGATACTATATATGAAATATCTATTAAAGATATAAAAAAGTTAATCAAACGCATTAAAACTAATAATAAGGGGTAATATTATGAAATATGTAAATGTAAATGTCAATTCTATTTTAGGTGCAGAAGAAGATAAAGGTGATTCAGAAATATGAGATCTTATGTCAAAGATTTCTAAGGGTGAAAAACTATCTAAAAAAGAAAGAAACCAGCTTAGTATACTATTAGATCAATCAAGAACTAGTAAAGAAGAACTAGCAAAGAAGAAATAGTAGTGAACTTTATATAGTACGAGGAGCAAAATAATGGTTATGAGATTAAAAAAGTTAACATCTATCTTAATTAGTTATATTAAAAATAGTACAATAGAATCTGCTATACCTGTGTATAAGAAAGGTGTTAGGGTTATTGTTAACTTTGATACTGTTAAGAATCCTGAGTATTATGTAGGAACTGTAACTGCTATTCGTAATGGTTTAGTCTACGTAACCTTTGATGATGGTGATCGGGGAAACTATAAACCTACTAGAAGTCTTGTAGGTCTTGTTGGTATTACTGAATCTAAAAAGAAACGTAAATCAGAAATTCCTAAAAAAGATATTGATAAATGGCTTTATATTGGTATTGGAAGGGCTGCACCAACCAGGACTCCTGTCCCTAACGCAGTTGAAAAGAAATCAAAATCATTGTCTTATGAAGAGTTATTGACTAAATATACTGATATGATAAATGTTCCTGAAGGATTTAGTTTAAAAATTGCTCATAGAAAGACTTATAGTAAAGTAGTATTAGATTCTAAAGATATAAAAATAAAGATTCGTTTCAAGAAAGTAATAAATAAAGCAAAATATAAATTATTTTGGGATGGATCTACAGAGTTTAAAAATGAAAATGATAAGTGGACAGACTTTGATTTTGATGGCGATTTTACTTCATTTTCAGGAAATGAAATTAGATTAAAAAATATAAATAATCAAATCTTTAAACAACTAAGACAAGTTAAACGATATTTGGAAAGAAAAAAGAAGGATGTTATAATTCCTGATATTGGAGTCTCAATATCTAATAAAAGAAAAGAAGAAATTATAAAAGATTTAGATGAAGGTAAATCTGTTACTATTACACCCTCTAAATATGCTACATCCTATAGACTAGTTACTAAACTTAGAGATACATCAGCTAGACTTCCTATAGCATCCAGTGAGCTGGCTTTCTTCTTTGAACAAGATAGTTTATTTGTAGAAAAAATAAATAAGAATTAATATTAAGGGGTAATAATTATGAAATACGTTAATATTTCTGTAGATATACTATCAGCTTCACCACAATATAAGAAAGGTGATAGAGTTATAGCTAACTTCAATACTTCTAAAGATCCTGAATATTACGTGGGGACTGTGACTGGTATTAGAAAAGGTTTAGTATACATCGTCTTTGACGATGGGGATAAACATAGTTTTAAACCCACTAGAAGTCTTGTGGGATTAGTTGGTATAACTAAGTCTAAGAAGAAAAGAAAATCTGAGATACTATCTAAGGATATTAATAAGTGGTTAGATATTGATATCGGAAAAGCTAAGCCTAAGAGAACTACTAAAACTAATATGGAAATTCCAAGTGGTTTAGTAAGTTGGGTTAAGGATTATAAAGAAGCTCGTAAAACAGGAAATATATCTTTAGCTAAAGGTTTAAAGAAACAAATTGATAAAAAGATTAAAGAACTTAAACTTAATCCAGATGATGTGTATGGTGTAAAGGATTATTTTGAAAAGAAAAAGTTTTTCTTTAATACTATGGAATTTATAATTCATAATGAGGACTTAGACTTCGTATTAAATCCAAGGAATAAACCTAAAAAATTGACAGAAAGTATTTATCCATTAACACCACTTGGTCGTAAAATATCTACAGGTAGAGCTAATGAACCTTTCGCTATTACAATAGCTATTAATGGCAGATACAGAATGGTTGGTTTAACTCCTATATCGAATAAAATATTGAGTTTCAACGCATATATAGATGATAGAGAAGTAGCATCGTTAATGCAGAATAAGCAAGTAAGCTGGTCCGAGTATTTAAAATATTATAAAAAAGCTTATGAAGCTGCTTCTAAGTATACTAAGAAAGTAAGTGAGAGAGAAAAAGAATCACTTGAAAAAGAAAAAAAGTTTAAATTGGGATGGAGTACAGTTGGCAAAGAAGCTAAAATTTTATGGTCTGATGGAAAAACAAGTTGGAAAGAAGTTCTAGATATATCAAGAAATCAAAAATTTGCTGTTAGTGGTTCTGGGAAAAAGAGAAGATGGTTGCCTTATTCAATGATTATTGATATTAGGGATTAACATTATGGAATACATAAAATTTAAAGTTATTAAAGTTATATCAGCATTAACATTAGAACAAATAAAACCATTCAAAAAAGCTATAATGGAAAAGAAGTTTAAATCCTATCTTAATAATGTTTTTAAAGATAAAGATAGACTATATATAGATTTTAAAACTAAAAAATCAGTAAAGAAACCACCTGCTAAACTAACTAAGTTCTTAAAAGATAGTGGTTATGATATAGTTGATTATAGTAAAGGTTTAGCTAAGTCTAATAAGAGTGATAAATCTAACTTGGTTAAGATAGGTAAGATTCTAACTAAGAATAAAGAATCATTACTCTTAAAGAAATTTAATGAAGATAAAAACAGGACTGCTTCTAAAAAAGAAAACTTGCTTATAGTAGTATCAAGGCATCCTTATGATATAGCAGGTATGTCTACTGGCCGTGGGTGGACTTCTTGCATGAACATAGATAATGGTCAATATAGAGAGTATGTAACTAAAGATATTGAAAATGGGACTCTAGTAGCTTACATAATAGATTCTACTGACAAGAATATAAATAAGCCTATATCTAGATTACTTATAAAACCTTATATAAATATGGAAGATAAGAATGATATTTTCTTATATCCGGAAAAGAAAGTATATGGAGCTGGTGTAGAAGGTTTTAGAGATAGGGTTATAAAATGGTTGAAAACATTCCAAAAACTTGAAGGTACTTATAAGTTTAGCAAAGAGGTGTATGAAGATGAATCTGATCCATTTGTAGGATTAGGTAATAAAAAGGGAAAAAGTACTGGTTTAAGAAAATTATATTATAAAAATAACCCTAAAGATCAAGATGCTAAAAATGACAGATCTGATAGTATAAGAGAAACATATTATAGAAATAATCCTAAAGATCAAGATGCTAAAAAAGATAAAGATGCGGATATAAGAAAAATTTATTATAAAAATAATCCAGATGATAAAGATGCTAAGACTGATGAAGATAAAGTAATAAGAGCTATATATTACATGAAGAACATAGATGATGAAGATGCAAAAAATTCAGATAGTGATGGTATTAGAGAATTTTATTATAAAAAACACCCAGAAGATGAAGATGCTAAAAATGACAAATCTGATAGTATAAGAAGAATTTATTATAGGAATAATCCGGAAGATCAAGATGGTAAAAAAGACAAGGATTCAATAGTAAGAGAAATGTTTGAATAAGCATAGGACAATTATAACTATGGAATATATAATTATAGCTGCATTAGCAAAGTATAATAAAACTGACAGAGTTGTTATACAATTTGATAAAAATGAGTATTATATTGGTACTGTATCTTCTGTAAGAAACAATAGGGTATACGTTTTATTTGATGATGGTGATAAAGACAATATGCCTATTAAGTCTAAGCGTATAATGGGTATAGGTGTAAATAAAAAAAGAAAGTTAGCTATAAAGAAAAAAGACTTGGAGCAATGGATTAAAGATGATACTATGAAAGAAAAACCTATTAATTTAGCTAATCTTAAAAAGAATCCTAAAAAATATGTCAAAACACTTGTTATCAAACAGCTTGTTAAGCTTCTAGATAAGTTTGCTGATACTTATTATAATACAGGAAATAGTCTTGTTAGTGACTCAGTCTATGATATAGTAGAGGATGAGTTGAGAACTAAAGATCCTTCTAATATACGCTTAAAACAAATAGGGGCTCCTGTTAAGAAGGGTAAAGGAAAAATTCGGTTGCCATATCACATGCCATCATTGGATAAAATTAAAAGTGCAGATGGTACAGCAGACAAATGGCTTGCAACTCATGAAGGACCATATGTTACAAGTGATAAGATGGATGGTGCATCATTAATGTTAGTTGGTCTTACTAATAAATGGAATATGTTTACTAGGGGTGATGGTACTTATGGTGGAGATTTATCTGTTATTAGTCCTTATCTTAAACTTCCTAAACCAAAAAAAGGTGTTGTAGTAAGAGTTGAAGGTCTTATGAAGAGCAATGTCTTTGATAAATACTATAAAGATGAAGCTGAAAATCCTAGAAATTTTACTAATGGATTCTTTAATCCAAGTAGAACAAGTGTACCCGCTGGTATAAGAAATGCTGACATTATGGGTTTTGAAGTGATTAAACCAAAACTTAAACCAAGTGATCAGTTCAAGTTGTTAAAGACACTAGGGTTTAAAGTAGCACCCCATAAGATATATAAAACTATTGATCCTTCTAAATTAACTAAGATACTTATTGAACGTAAAAAGAAATCAGGATATGATATTGATGGAATTGTTGTTGCACAGGATATTGTAGCTAATAGAACTTCAAGCAACCCTGACCATAAGAAAGCTTTTAAATCCCCTAGTGATGATCAAATGGCTACAGTCACTGTAACTAAAGTGGATTGGACATTAAGTAAATATGGATTTTGGAAACCGCGGGTATGGTTCGAGGGCGTTAGAATAGGCGGTGTTACAGTTAAGAAAGCTACAGGATTTAATGCTTATTTTATAAAATATGGCCATAGAAAAGATCAAACTGATAAACCTAATAGACCAATTGGTAAAGGTTCTGTAATAAAAATTATCCGGAGTGGTGATGTTATACCTCACATTGTTGAAGTATTAAAGAAAGGCAAACTTGAATTGCCGAAGGGTAAATTTGAATGGACTGACTCTGGTATTGATATTTTTAAAACAGATAAGAAGGGTATGGAGTCTGTAGAGATTAAAATGCTTAATCACTTTTTTAGAAATATAGGTGTTGAGTATTTCTCTGAGAAGCTAGTTGCCAGATGTTATAATGATGGTCTTAATACTATAATGAAAATAGTTAAAGCTAGTCCTAAAAGATTATTAAAGATAGATGGTATTCAAGATACTATGGCTAATAAGATTAGAGATGGTATTGATAATCAATTAGAGGGTATAACGATATCTGACTTAATGTTTGCAAGTGGATCATTTGGTAAGGATATGGGTTCTCGTAGAATAAAATTAATCATGGATAAATATCCTAAAATACTTAGTAATGATTATGACGATATAGTAGAGAAATCTGAAAGCGTTGCTGGTATTCAAACAACATTAGCAGAACTATTTGCAATTGGTGTACCTAAGTTTAATAAATTTATGACTAAGATTGATCCTTATGTTAGTATAGTTAAACCTAAGAAATTAAAACTTAGTTCAACAAAGCTTAGTGGTATAACAGTAGCATTTACTGGTGTCCGGTCGGCCGAACTTGAGTCTAAGATAGTTAAGAATGGCGGAACAATAGGTTCTGGTGTGAGTAAGAATACCACACATTTGATAGTTAAAGATCTTGATAGTGGTAGTGCCAAGCTCAACAAAGCAAAAGATTTAGGTATAAAGATAATGACAATTGAGAAGTTTAAAAAATCGTTTAAGTTATAGTAGAGAATTATTATGGTAAATTATAGTAAAGGACAGGGTTGTTATTATGAAAGTCAAGAAAACTAAGTATGTTAATGTAAAAGGTTATGATAAGGAACCGTCAGTAGTTGACAGAACTTCTAAAAGAAAAGTAGATCCTACATATACCCAGTATAGTGATGGGGGATCAGTAATAAGACCAGCTCCTACTCTTAAATTTATTAAAGAATTACAATCTAATATATATAAGTTGAGTTCTGATATGCAGGGGTTTTTCTTTATTCCTCATGAAGTAAAGACTGATGACTTGTTAAAGTTTGAAGACAAAAGACAAAACATTGTTACTAGTGAGATTAATAAATTTTGGAAAATGAAATCTAACTTTAATGATTTAGGGTTTGTTCATAAACGTGGAATGCTCCTATATGGTAGTCCAGGTACTGGTAAATCTTGCATATTAAAGATTGTTATGAATAATATTATGGCTGAGGGTGATATAGTATTAATTGTTAAACAACCCCATTTATTAACTATAGCTATGAATGTTATTAGACAGATAGAACCTAGTAGACGGGTATTAGCAATTTTGGAGGACGTGGATGAGCTAGTAAGGTACAACGAACACGAACTTTTAGGTTTATTTGATGGTGACTCACAACAAGATGGTATGGTATTATTAGGTACTACTAATTATGTTGATAAACTTCCACCAAGAATGTTAAGAACGGGTAGATTTGATAGGGTTATAGAAATTTCTAATCCAGGTTCAAAAGGTAGGCTTGCTTACTTTAATATGAAACTTAAAGGTAAAGAAACAAAGAAAGTTATTAGTACCTTAGTTAAAGTAACGAAAGGATTTAATTTCAGTCAGATGAAAGAGATTATAGTTTCATGTTATTGTTTGAATTATAATCTTAGTGATGCTCTTAATAGAATTAAGAGCGGTCTTGAAGTTGCAAAACCTGGCAGAGATAAATATTTAGAATCTAAAATAAATTCAATTACAGCAAAAGAAATTATTAAAGCTAATGTAGGAGTTAAATAATTTATGAGGGACAGGGTTTGATCACCTTGGAAGTGCCATGAACACTTCCTAACCTCTTCATATCTTTCATGGAGATAAAAATGAATAAGAAGTGTAAAGTAAAAGATTGTACTAAAGATGTTTATACTAAAGGTTATTGTAATAGACATTATAGACAAATTAAAGCTCGAGGTTATACTTGGGGTAATCCATTAAGAACATTTTATGATCCTAATGAATTTATATTAAAAGGTGATATCTGTACTATTAAACTTTATGATTTACAGGGATGGAAAGTAGCTAATTGTATTATAGATAAGAAATATTATAAATATGCTAAGAAATATAAATGGGGATTAATAAGTGGTTATTGTAGAAATAAAAAGATAGGTTTAATACATAGAAAAATTATAAAGCCTGTTGAAGGAATGGAAGTAGATCATATAGATGGAGATACTCTTAATTGTAGAAAGTATAATTTAAGAGTATGTAGTCATGCTGAAAATAGTTGTAATAGAAAGATACCTAAAAATAGTAGTACTGGAGTTAAGGGAGTAACTTTTATTAAACACATTAATAAATATCAAGCCCGTATAAGAATTGGTAAAAAAGAAATTGTTATAGGTTACTTTAAAAAATTAATTAATGCAGCTAAAGCATATAACAAGGCAGCCCTTGAATATCATGGCGAGTTTTCTAGATTAAATGATTTAGATGAAGTAAGAAAATTGTAATAAACAAATAAACAAATAAAGGAATAAAAATTATGAAAATTGTAAAAGTAAATGTTGATAATATAGAAATTGATTCTGCTACTACTGTTGAAACTCTAAAATCATTAAAAACTCTTACTAAAAAATATTTAAAAGTGGTATTAAAAGAAGGTGAAACTGATAAAGGTAGAACTATTTACAGTGTAACAAAAAGAGTTAATCTAAAAGCATCATATCCTATGGGTGTAATACTTTATTTATGGGTAAGTGCGACTAAAAAAGGTAATATTAAAGATAGTGGATATTCTATTAGTTTATCACAAAAAGGTCAAGATGGAAAACTTCAAACAATAGTTCTTAAACAAGGTCAGAATGTATCAAGATTTAATTTTAACGATCATTTTTTAATTAAGACAAGTCTTATAAAAACTATTTCTAATGGTATTAAAAATAGTATTAAATAATTATGACCATTAAACACACTGAGAAATCAATACAAGATATTTTATTTAATTATTATTGCTATGATAAACATCACTCTCTTATAGTACCTAATGTTTCATTATTTAGTAAACGTTGGGAAGCTGATCTTGTTACTGTTACTAAATCAAACTTAACTACAGAACTAGAAATAAAAACTTCTAGAGGAGACTATTTAAACGACTTCCGTAACAAAGTAAATAAACACAAAGCTTTAAAATTACGATATAAAAAGATTCCTAATTACTTTTACTTTTGTGTTGGTTCTCAATTTGTTAAGCTCTCAGAGATTCCAGAGTACTCAGGATTACTTTTTATAAAGAAAGATAATACTGTCAAAGTAATTAAAAAAGCTCCTCTATTACATAGTGTTAAGATACCAGTAAGACAAAGAAACTATTTAGAGCGTGGTCTTGTATATCGCTATTGGTCGCTTAGATTAAAGAATAATAAAACAGAAATGGGATTATAAATAATGGAAAGAAAGATAGTGTTAGCAGAGAAAGATAGTAAGCTTTATTTAGAAATGGGTGGTTGTAAACTATCTATAGAAATTGTAGATAATAATATTAACATAGCTATTGATGGTGATATTAATATTGGTATTAATGGAGAGTTTGGTTTAGCTACTAAAAATAATAAAATATGTTTTGACACTATTAATAGTTCTATTCATATGAATAGTAGAGTATCTAAAGCCTTAAAAGATTTACCGGAGAGTAAAGAATATTTAAAATCATTAGAGACTGAAAGAAAACTTAATACTAAGAAACAACAAGAATATGGATTAACGCTAAAGACTTTAAAACAAAGAATATCTAAAATTGAAAAACACTATGTTTAAATAATAGTAATAAAGAACCCAAAAAGAAAATAGAATGTAGTTTACCTGAACATAAATATAATACTAAGAAAAAAGAATTTTATGTTTATATTCTTTTAGATACACGCAAACAAAAGAAAAGATATAGTAGATGGGTATTTGAACATGAACCTTTTTATGTTGGAAAAGGGAGTGGGGATAGAGCTTATCATCATTTATGTTCTGGTGCTATCACTAATAGAACAAGTAGGAATGATTTTAAATCTAATATAATACAAAAAATAGTTAAACAAACTAAAGATGTTCCAAAAATTAGGTTCATTAACAACTTAACAGAAAAACAAGCCCATGAATTAGAAATAAAATTAATAAGTATAATTGGTAGGCGAGATAAAAAAGAAGGCCCACTTACTAATCTTACTAATGGTGGGGGAAGGAATAACTGGCAGGGTATGGACTGAAAAGATGAAAAAAGATCAGTCTAAGAGAGTATTAAAATATTATGCTTCTTTATCGAAAGAAGAAAAAGCTTCTAAATCTAAACTTATGATTGAGTCCCGACACAAATATGATACTAATGATTATATTAATAGAGTCTATGAATTATATGGTGATTCTTTAAAAGTTGTTGGAAAGTATAATAGTTGTGATGAGTATATTAAACATATCTGCAAAAAGTGTAATTTTATTTGGAACGCTAAGTCTTCATATATAAAGTATAGAGTTCCTTCTTGTCCAAATTGTAAAAAATTAAAAAAAGGAGGTGATTGATATGGCTGGCGTCGTTCGTAAAGGAGATGTCTGCTCTTGAGTGTCAGGACATGGGTGCTATCCACCACGACCATCATCTTCATGGAGTCCTGATGTATTTGCCAATGGTCTAGAAGTAGAAAGGCGAACTGATACTATGGAAAGTCACTGCTGAGGAATCCCGTGCCATTCTGGGACTCATGATGGTGTGCATAATGTATATGCAAACGGGCTTGATATACAAATTATAGATGATCCTATCAGTTGCGGGTCTACTTGCTCTGGAGGTTCAGGAGATGTACTTGATAATTAAGATAAGTTAATACGGTAGGGGGTTAATAAAATTATGTTTAAATCTAAAAGGTCAATGTCTTCTATAATTGGTTCTAATATATCTAAAAGTATTATTATAGCAGGTCCTGCTGGAGAAGCATTAGCGCAAGTAGTTCCTGCATTACAAATATTTATGTCACTATTAGAAGGAGAAGATGCCCCACTTAGTAATGCACCACCTGATATAAAAGATAAAACTAAAGAGATTATTATTGAAATTAAAGACTTAGTTTCTAAGATAAATGCTATGGTTGGTGAGGGTATATTAGTAAAGAAAGAAGATACAAATATAAAAGATGCTAATGATGATAATAAGAAAAAAGCAGAGACCAAGACTAAAAAGATTAATAAGAAGAAAAATAAGGATTAATAAATATGATACTTATTACTAAAGATGATATCTATAAGTATTTGAAACCAAAAGTATAAGAGTGGTATATTTATGGAATATTCAAAAGTAACTATTAAAGCAATGTCTAATATACAAAAACCGACTACTGCAATGATTAATTATTTTCTTAAAAGGAACGCCGAGCATATTGAAGGTGTTAGGCTTGCTATTAAAGAAATAAATAAGTTAGATATAAATATTAATCAAGTTAATTTGTCTAAAAGGGGTATTAAACATGATGCTTCTAAAACAGCAAGTGACATAGAATATTTACCCTATGTATGGATAACAGAATCACATAGGCCGGGGTCTAAGTATAGTAAATTACCAGAATCTATAACCAAGTATACTGATAAAGCCTGGCAACATCATTGTAGGCATAATAGACACCATCCTGGTTATTATAAATCACCAAGTCTTATGACTAATGAAGATATTGGCGAGTGTTGCGCGGATTTAATTTCTGTAGGACATGAAATGGGTAATAAAGCTAGTGATTATTTCAAACAGAAATTATCTAAAGAGCATAAGTTCGATAGTGAACAACTAAAACTCATTAATAAGATATTTAAAGAATTGGAAGAATAGTTATGACTATAGAATATGTAAATATAACTGTAAAAGCAGATGACTATGATAACAAAGCTGGTAAACCTTTTTGGGGTGATTTAGGTGCTGGAATATTATGTATATCCAAGAAAACTAAAAAAATATTAGTTAGTTATAGATCTAAATATGTTAATAACCCCCATACTTGGGGTACAGTTGGTGGCGCAGTAGATGATACAGATAAGTCTAATATACAAAAAGCAGCCTCAAGAGAATTTAAAGAAGAAACAGGGTATTCTAAGAAAATGAAATTGTATTCTGCTTTTGTATTTAAGACAGAAGGATTTGAGTATAATAATTTTATCGGTTTAATTGATAATGAATTTAAACCAGTTCTAGATTGGGAAACAGAAAAGTTTAAGTGGGTTACTTATGACGAGTTAGTAAAATTAAAGCCTAAACATCACGGTTTAAAATCATTATTAAATGATAAAAAAACAGTAAAACTTATTAAAAAGATACTTAAATAGAGTACAGTTAGACACCAGTAGTTAATAATAACAGATAGATAAACTAAGGAGAACAACAACAATGAAGATATTGGTGAAATGGCTGCTGACTTAATTGCTGTTGGTAGAGAAATGGGTAATAAAGCTAGTGATTATTTTAAGTCTAATTTATCTAAAGAGCATAAGTTCGATAGTGAGCAACTAAAACTCATTAATAAGATATTTAAAGAGTTAGAAGGATAACAATGAAATATATTAAAATAAAAGCAATTAAGAAAATATCTATAAGTTTGATAGAAAAACAAATAAAAGAATTTTCTAAACAACCTTTAAAGTTTGAACCTTTTGAAGATGCACCAAAGTATAATCAATATAGTAAATATAAAACACCTAATGATTTTGCAGGTCAGTGTGGTAATCTTATAGAAGCTTTTGGTAATTTTCTAAAAGATAAAAAGATATTTGAAGATGATACCTTTTTTCAGTCTGTTCATCTAAAAAAAGATATACTAAAACATGCTAAGAAAAACTCTAAAGATGTATGTCTAAATCATGTTATTTTAAAGATAGGAGACTATTATGTAGATTTATCTCCTATGCAGTTTTACTTTACAAAAAAGAAATATCTTATATTAACAAAAAGTGAGGCTAAAAAATACTATACAGATTTTGAGAGATTAATAAGTTTTAAGACACGTAAACCAGTTAAAGATAGTAAAAATTTGTATTAAATAATAGACAAATAGTTAGATAATCAATAAATTAATAATAATTATAAGAGATCAAAGACATGAAGGTTAAAATTAACACTATATTAAAGAACTTGGATGGTTTGGACATTACTGTAAATGATAATAGTAAAGTAGCTATTGTAGACATTAAGTATGTATGTATTAATTCGCTGCTTAACAATTATAAGGATTAAGAAAACTCAGTAGCAGATATTAAATTGAAGAGATTTGATTTAGCATTAAGATTACAGAAAACAGAAGAAATTGTAGAACTTAAAAAACTTATTAATCTATCATAGGGTATATTAATTACAGGTCAGCTATTTAACATTATTGAAGGAAAAGAGGTTAAACTATAATATTATGAAATACATAGAACTTGATATTAATTTGAAAGAAAGGCTCAAGTTCTTATTTTTTGGATTAATTAGAGAAGATGTAATTCTAAGATATTCAGGAAAACATTATAGTAAAACATCGGAAGATACATATGTTCCAAAAAGTAAACATAAAATTAAAAAGGAGGATACAAATGGCCCCGACATAGATAATGTTATAGTAGTAGAAGATGATACAGAGGGTATAATGGGAGATATACCTTTTTTTGATTTAAACCCAGCTAATGTTAAATCAAATATAAAGGAATAAACAATGAGTATTCCTAAATTAACAGATTTCTTGCCTAACATAGGGATCGAAATAGAAAACGAATTGGAGATAGATATGGAAAATACACAGATACAAACACAATCAGTAGGAAAAGAAGATAATAGTATTAAAACCATGACAAATAAAAATATCAAATCAGAAGACACTATAGTAGTTGATAAAAATAAAGAAGAAGATAATAGTATTAGATATGGTGTAGGACTAGATGTTGGTACAGGATTTCTCGTTAGTGCAAGTTTTGGAACTTCAATGACATATAAGACTATAAGAAACGCATTTCTAGAAATAGATAAGAAAAAGTTTAATCCTGCTTTATTTGATAAAAATAAAATATCTTATATGGATATGAATGATAAGATACTTGTAGTTGGTGAAGATGCTCTTGAGTTTGCTAAAGTAAGTAATCAAGCTGCACAAAGACCTTTAAGTGATGGTATAATTAATCCTAAAGAAAAAAACTCAGGACCTATACTTAAAGAAATGTTTGATTACATTATTAAAAAATCTATTAAGAAAGATAATGAACACCTAGTTTTCTCTATTCCGGGTAATCAACTTAATAATCCTGACTTTGATACGTTCTATCACAGTATGTCTATAGAAAGTTTATGTGCAAGTTTTGGTGTTCAAGCTAGTCCTATCAATGAAGGTTATGCTGTAGCTATTTCTGAATTAGGTGTTAAAGAATCATTAACAGCTCTAAGCTTTAGCTTCGGAGCCGGGCTCGTAAATACCTGCCTTACTTATAAAGGGATTAATATATTTGAATTTAGTATTGATAAATCTGGTGACTTTATTGATATTCAAAGTGCTAAGGCTGTAGGAGAATCAGTATCACTTATTTCTAGTATTAAAGAAAAAGAATTAGATTTATCTATGGATGAGTTTAGTATTCCCCCAGAAGAAAGAGCATTACTCTATAGTTATAGATTTGTAATTCAAAATGTATTAACTACTGTAAAGAAAGCCTTCTCATCAAAAGATGTTAATGTTAGAATACTAGAACCCATACCAGTTATAATTAGTGGTGGTACATCAAAACCAGCAGGCTTTATTGATTTATTTAAGAAACAACTTAATACAACTAAACTTCCTTTTGAAGTTAGTGAAGTTATACATGCAAGTGACCCATTAAAATCAGTGGCTCGCGGTTGCTGTCTGTACGCTCAAATGCTAGAAGAAAGTGAAAATGAAGATGATAATAATTAATATAGGAGTATTATAATGTCAATAGCTCTATTTAGTAGTAAGAAAAAGATAAGTGGTAAATCAAGTGATAGAAATAATACATATTGGGAATACACATTTCAAGCACCTTCTATATTAAAAGCTGATACATCAGATGTTATAGAATTTCCTCTATCTAGTTTCTTTACATTAGAAAGGTTTAAAATTGTATGTGGTTCATTAGATTTCAGTGTTTCTATTAGAACTAAAAAAGACTTATCATTACCTTCCTTATATGAAGTATTAACATACGATAATCTAAATCTTAAAAATCCTAATAATGTTGCTGTAAATGAATACATGATAAATTCAGACTATCCTGAAACATCTAATTTGTACATGGTTATTACTAATACAGATGCAGTTAATCATACTGGGGTTATTTGGTTTCAGTTCCTAATATCACAAGGCTAATAATACTAAGAGGCAAATATGTTTAAATTAAACACTGCTAAAATGTTGGGATCAGGATCTACAGGATCTAATAATACAACACCCATGGTAGGATCTGCAAGTTTAAATACAAGTGTTAACACTACTTATACTAATTTTAATACTAGTCTATTAGAGAATATGGTAGATGACTTTAGTGAAAAAAGTTTAAATGACTTGTATAGAGAGATTTATTTATATGATACAGTTAGTGGTCCTACTGTTGATCTAATGGCTAATTTGCCCTGGTCAACATTTACATTGACTGGAGTTAAAGATAAATCAATAATTAATATCTTTGAAGATTCAATAGCTGAATTAGGTGTAGTAGACTTAATGAGACAACTATCTGTTAGTTATTTAGTTCTTGGTAAGGTTATTGGATCTTTATTATTTAATGAGGATAGAGGTATCTTCACAGATATAATTATGCAGAACCCTGATAACTGCACCTTGACAGAAATTCCATTAAAAGGTTATGATCCTAAAATTGATGTTATTGTTAGTCCCGAATTGAAACAATTTTTAAGATCAAAAGATCAAAGAGATAAAGAAGCACTAAAAGAAATTCCTAATGCACTAATGGTTAAACTATTAAAACAAAATAAAATAGAACTTGAACCACTGAGTACTCTGTATCTTAATAGAACTTCTATACCAGGAATAAAGAGCCTGAGTTATTACACAAGACTCTTACCTATATGGTTAATAGAAAAAGCATTAATGCGTGGAACTATTATAGCATCTTGGAAAAGACAAAGGTCCATATTGCATGTGACTTGTTTAACAGGCGATACTTTAGTAAGTACAGAGAAAGGTCTTATTAGAATTGATGAAATTATACCCCATAATCCTAAAGAATTTAGAGGAAAAACTACTAGTTTTCCTACCGATCTTAAAGTAAAAGGCTATGATGGTAAGTTTCATAGTGCTAAGTACTGGCATTATAGAGGGTGTAAAGATACTATATCTATAACAACAGAACAAGGAAGAACTTTATCTTGTACACCTGACCATAAAATTTTAATTTTGAATAGTAGCAAAAAGTTAGAATGGGTTGAAGCAAAAGACCTTGAAAATAAATTTATATGCATTGTAAATGATAATGAAAATTATTTACACGAAAAAGTTATTAAAATAGATAAAGGTAAAGAAGAACATGTTTATGATTTGACTATGGGTTATGGAACTAAGCCTGCTTTTATAGCTAATGGTATCATTTCCCACAATTGCGGGAGTGACGATTGGGATGCTACGGACTCCCAGCTTGATTCTATATTATCATTATTTACTAACGCAGATCAAGACCCGCAAGGTGCCATAATTGCAACTCGTCCTGGTATAGAAACCAATGATGTAAGATCAGGCTCAGATTTCTGGAAAATAACAGATGAGTGGGATACTTTTAGTAATGCAAAAATGAGAGCTCTTGGTGTTAATGATAGCTTCCTTTGTCTATCGGGTGATACTACTATTTCAACAGATAGAGGCCTAATTACATTAACTGATCTTAGTAAAGATTTAGGATTAAAAACTATTGAGAAAGATACTGGTATTGATATTGATTTAACTATTAAAGGTAAAACTGGTAAACCCGTTAAAGCTACTAAGTTTTGGTATAGAGGAGAAGATACTGTATATAAAATACTTACTAATAAGGGTTATAATGTTAGAACAACAAAAGATCATAAGATTCTTACACTTGGAGAAGAATTAAAACCGATTTGGGTCAAGACTAAAGACCTAACTACTAATTCTACATTATGTATAGATCAAAATGGTATTGATATAGTTAAAAATAAATTAAAATTAAACCTAGAAGATCCTATTAAAGAAACTCATACTATAACTAAACCCGAGTACATGACACCTGAATTAGCTTATTTATTGGGTATAATAGTAACAGATAGAGTAATAGGTAAATATGGAATATCTCTAATTAACGCAGATGCATCGGTGCTATCAAAATTTAAAAGAAATATTAAGAAAGTTTTTAATACTGATATATCTTATACAGAGTTGAGTAGTATTAAAGGGGATAAATATGATATATTAGGTATTACAGGAACTTGCAAACAAAATACTTATGCTATAACAGTTAATAGTATACATATTGGGCAATGGTTTGCTCAACTTGGTGCAAGTCCTTATAAAAGAATTGAAGGAGAAGTAGGAGCTTATTATAAAGATGTTCCTTGGTCAATATTACAAGCTGACTTAGAAAGTAAACATGCTTTTATAGCAGGGTTTATTGACGGTGATGGTGGTGGTTCTGTAAACTATAATAGTGGGACTGATATAGGATTAATCTTTTATTCATCTTCATTTAGAATGATAAAACATTTACGAGTTCTTCTATTAGATATGGGGTATCCTTCATATACTATGGATGATTATTCAGGACTAAGTGTTAATAGTGCAGTTGGTTCTCATTTATATAAAAATATTCAGAAACAACTAGTACATGGTAGTAAATCTCAGTATGAAGCTACTGGTTCTACAATACAAAGAACTATAGGAATACCAATTGAATCTATTAATATGTTTCTTAGGTCTAGATATATTGGAAGACAACAAAATGTAGGTGAATGGTTTGAAAATGATAAGGGTAAGCTCGTTTCAATTAAAACTTATGGTCGTAGAGTTAGTCCCTTTTTAGGATCTACTTTAAATGTAGACTCTAAGACTAAAAGAGGTGTACTTCCTTATGGTGTATATGAACAAGGTACTTATGATGATTTATTACAAGTATTAAAACAAATAAGTGTTTCCTTTTACAAAAGAGTACTTAGTTTATTTGATATTAAATACTTCTTTGATAATGTTTCTTATGTTAAAGAAACTAATATTGTAAAATTATATGATCTAACTATTGAAAAGACAGAATCTCCTGCATTTGTAGCTAATGGAATAATAGTTCATAATAGTGGTGATAGTAACTTCAATACCCAAGAAATGGCATTATCAAGTTTTATGGAAAATCTAAAATCTTTTAGAGAGTATATGACTACTAGTATCCTTTATGATAAAATATTTTTATTAACTTCTAAGTATCATGGATTTAAACAAAAAACTCAGGCAGAGCTAGATCACAAGGTTAACACTAGTGGATATTCTAAATCACATAGAATATTAGGTGCTAAGAATTTAGCTAGTTCTAAGAATTATATTATACCAAAGGTTCAATGGACAAAAGATTTATCAGCTAGATCAGATTCAACTTACATGGATATGTTAACTACAGCAGAAGAAAAGGGAATACCTGTAACTATAGCAATGTTTGCAGCAGCAGCAGGTGTTGATATGGACGAAGTTATGGACTCACTAGAATCTGATGCTAAGTTAAGAAAACAAATAAAAGAATATAAAGACAAATTAAAGACAGAAGGTGTTAGTGGTGGTGGCGATGAAGATGGGGATGGTGACATGTTTGGTAGTGTATCTATAGATAATAATACAGATAATGATATAAAGAAACTAGCAGAATCATTACCAGATGAAACTATACTTAATGATAGTGAATTAGCAAATATAGTAAATCTTAATAGTACTAAAATTCAGTAGGGGGTTGATATGGAATACGTTAACATAAATATAGAATCTGCTGTACCTAAATACAAGAAAAAGCTTAATAAAGTTAAAAAAATTTCTAAAGATGTATGTTTTGAGTGGTTTGAAAAATATTTATTTGGAGATCAATTTAAGAAAAAAGAAAAAAATACTATTATAGAAGATAATATATGGAAAACTTTAAGTAATTTTATAGATGGAAATTCTACATCTAAAGAAGGAATAAATAATTTTAAAAAATTAAAACAATGTAAAGATGTTTTTAAAGATTACTTAACACCAAAAGAAAAAGTATTATATAGGGGTTTTACTATTAATAATAGTAAATTATTAAAATCAACAAAAAATAAACCTAAAAAAATTATAACACATAAAAGTGCACCTAAACAAGGTATGTATATCTTTGATTATGTTTATACTCCATATAAGGAAGTTGAAAGTTGGACTACAGAAGAAAGTATTGCTGTAAGATTTGCAGCAAATTTTAAAGGAGGAAAAGAAAAGTTTGTAAATTTAGAAAAAATAGTTTCAGAGTATTACTTTGAGACTTCTGCAATTATAAGAACAAAGACAGACGATTCATTTTTTGGTAATCCTAAGTTAACTAATTTCATATTTAAGGATGTAAATGAACTAAAACATGGAAAAGGAGAATCTGAAATATTTAGATTAGGTAAAAAGATAAAAGTAGAATTATTAATTCCCAAACTTTTATATGATGAATTAATGATACCCCAAACTTTTATATGATGAATTAATGATACCTCCAAGTTATTTTGATAATTTAAATAAAGATTAGTGTTATCATGAAATATATAAGTATTAGCAGAAATTATAGAAGCAATTTTAGATCTTTAGCAAAATTGATAATAATAGAAGGAAATTTAACATGGAATATGTTAATATTAATGTTAATATAGAAGCTGCTATACCTAAGTACAAGAAAGGTGATAGGGTTATAGTTAATCTTAATACATCTAAAGCCCCTGAATACTATGTAGGTACTGTGACTGGCATTAGAAAAGGTCTAGTTTACGTTGTCTTTGATGATGGTGATAAAGATAAATTTAAACCTACCTTAAGTAGAGTTGGTCTAGTTGGTATTACTAAAAAGAAAACAGCTAGAAAATCTCAAATACCTGTTAAAGATATTGGTAAGTGGTTAGAAATAGGTATTGGTAAAGCAAGCCCTAAATCTAATAAAGTCTCTAATGATGTATGTTATGAATGGTTTGAAAAGTTTATTTTTGGGGATAATTTAAATTTACCAAACAGAAGCAACAAAGAAAAAAATACTATTATTGAAAAAAAGATATTTAATACACTTTCTCGTTATGTTGATGGTAGATTTATAAGTAAATCTATAGATAAACCTTCCTTGAATAATTTAAAAAAATTATATAAATGTAAAGATTATTTTAAGAAATACTTAGTTCCTGATAATAAAACTTCATATAGAGGTTTTAGTATGGATAGCAAGATGTTATTAAAACTTGTAAAAAGTAAATCTAAAAAACTTGTAAAAAGTCCATATGCTCCTAAATACGGGATGTATGTATATGATACTATATATAAATCTAGAGTAGAGATAGAAAGCTGGACATCTAATAAAAATATAGCTAACATGTTTACAGTTAGAGAAATTGCTAATCCTTTGATTGTAAATAAAGTTTTAAATATAGAAAAAATAAATCCTATTATATTTGATCCTAAAGATAATAATAAAAAAGAATTACCTGTTATGATTGAATCGAAAACTAATAATTCATTCTTTGTTAATCCTAAATTATCTGAAAAGATATCTGATTTTGAAGGTATTAATCCTGAGTGGGAAATTCTCAGAATAGGTAAAGAAGGTATAAAGTGTAAAATGTATATACCTAAAAAGTTTATTGATGATTTGAAATAAAAATAAGGATAACATTACTATGCCCACTAAATCTAAACCTAAATTTAATTCCTGGTCAAAACCTTCAAAAGAAAATATTCTTCAAGAATATAATGTTGAATATAAAAATCACATGAAGTATAATTTTGGAAATATATTTCCTTCATTTAAATCATGGAATGAGGCTATAAAGAGTGGGAAAGTAAAAAGTATTCCTAAATCTAAAAAAGGAATATTAAATAATTTTAGTGATTCTATTTCTATTAAAAGTTTAATTTCTTTAATTAAAACTTATAATTCATACCCAGAATTTAGAAATGAAACTACTATCAAAGAATTACAGAATAGATTCTTAAATAACAAAAAGATATTTATGCCACTCATATATAAAGATAAAGATGGATCACTACATGTTGTAGCAGGAAATACGAGATTAAGTATTGCGTATATTTTAGGCATAACTCCAAAAGTAATAATATTTACTTTAAAACAATAAGGATAACAATCATGACTAAGAAAGTTAAAATTTATGGATCAGCAGTATACAGTACAAGTAAACCAGTTTCAATGCACAAGAGAGAAATAGTTAAAGCAACTGTTGAGGGTAAGAGAAAAGATATTGTAGATGTATCTGATATATATGGTAAAAAATCTTTTATTGACGTATCCTGGCTCAAAGCAGCTTCAACTAAGTATCATATCAGTCCTAATCTTAATGATTATGTAGTAGAGTCTGTACCAGTACTAACAGCAGGTATTCCTAATATTAATATGCAAGGTTTTTCTGTTAAAGCACTAACAGAGTTTGATCCTGATCAAGGCTGTGTTCGATACAAAACTTTTGTCGGAAAGCCGACGTTTGAGGAACACCAAAACACTGATATAACTAAAGCTAAAGGTGTTAACTTAGATGCCTCATTAGTTTCAATACCTAAATTTAAAATTGGTAAAGTGGTAGTACTATCAGCATTTGATAGAACTAAAGATGAGAAACTAGTATCTGCTATTTTTAAAAGAGAACGTAAATCATACTCAATGGGAGCTATAGCTTCTTATTTTAATTGTAGTATATGTAGTGGGATTCTTGGGCCAGGTGTTGATAGAACTTGTAGTTGTGTAGGTACTGACTATACTAATCTTCGAAGTTACGGTCAAGTTATTAATGGTAAACTTCATTACATTGAAGGTGCTGATCCTGTATTCATAGAAAATAGCTCGGTTGCAAGCCCGGCGGATGTATCTGCGGTAGGTACACAAGTATAAAAAATAACATGATTGTTGTGAGTAGTCATCAGTTTTGTGTTAGTCAAAAATAGAAAATAAGGAGACTACTATGAAACTAAAACTTGAGAACTAAGAAAAGTATGCACTAGTATCAAAGAAAGACTATGATAGGGTTGTGAAATATGAGTGGAGTCTAAAATTTGGAGGTAAGAAAGTACCTTATGTTGTTGGATGCAATATAGACAAGTCATTACATACATGCATTTATAATGAATCCACCAAAAGGAAAGGTAGTAGATCACAAAGACCATGACACTCTTAACTGTAAACGTAATAACTTAAGAGTTTGTACTTATGCCCAAAACTCTGCTAATATGCTACCTAAAGAAGGTGGTAAATCTAAGTATAAGGGTGTGACTATCAATGCTTCTGGAGCTTACCAAACATCTATAACACACCATTATGTACCTATGTATTTAGGAAGTTTTAAATCAGAGAAAAAAGCTGCTCGTTTCTATGATAAAGCAGCACTACACCTTAAGGGTGAGTTTGCATACACTAATTTTGATTACACTATTAAGAAGAATAGGGATAAATTAAAGAAGATTGTAGTACCTTATGTAGATTGTGATCCTCCAAGAGCAGAGGGTACTCCAAGTAGACAATATAAAAGAAAGAAAAACCCTTTTGAAGATGCTTGGAAAGCTAGAAGAGAATCTATTAAACCTACCGTTAAACTCAAAACTCTTAAGAGTGGTAAAACTATTGTTAAGATAGCTATACAAGGTAAACATGGTAAGGATGAAGATGGAAAACAAATATATGCCAAGACAGATAAAAAATATTATGATTTAATAAAAGATTATAAATGGTATGGGAAAGTACCCTACAGATATACAGATAAGTTTATACATTAAAGTTTAGTATCTGTACTATTTACTATTAAAAAAGGACATTGTATTAGGTATAAAGATAATAATTCTCTTAATTTAAAAAAGAAGAATGTTTCAATTGGTACTAAGTCACAAGTTATGAATCAACCTGTAATTAAGGGTGTTATCAAAGGTGTTAGAAAGACTGATTCTGAAAAGTACAGAGTTACTCTATTTATTGATAATAAAGGTATAAATATAGGTACATTTAATAATGAGTATGGTGCTACTTTAGCTTATGATAGGGCTGCTATTCATTATAGAGGTGAATTTGCAGTTACTAATTTAGATCCTACTATTGATAAATCCCATATTAAGATTAAAGGTATTGATAATGATTATATTGAATACCCTACTTTTTATGAACCAAGAACTAACAATCATAAGTATAAAGGATATAACTGGAATAATTCAAAAAAGAAATACGAAACTTATTGTTATAGGACTTATATAGGTACTTATAAACATGAAAAGAAAGCTGCTTTAGTTTATGATATGTGTATTTATAAGTTAGGTTGGCACAAAAATGATAAAAGGTGGCTAAACTTTAGTAATAAAGAATTTAAGTCACTATCTAAGAAAATAGGTTCTAAGACTAAAAATATTATTAATGCTAAAGTTAAAACTATACAAGGATCATTATAGTAACTAAGGGGCTATAAAAATGAAAACAGTTATGATAACTTCGGGATTTAAACTTCATACTTTTAAAAAAGATTTGTTAATTGCTATTTCTAAAGTCAAGAAAGAGGTAAAAGGACTTTCAGGAGATAACCCATAAGTTATACCCATTAGAAACTATGCAGAAGCTAAATTGGAAACATTAGAAGCAATTTCAAGTTATTTAAAAGGTAATTCTGTAATGTTCAAATTATTATAATAATAAAATTACCACTGTATCTAACAAATATAGTAGTTTTTTACCTTCAAAACGTGGTATTCGAGCTGTAACAACAGGTTTCAATCAATCTGTAGATAATACTAGCAGATACACAAATAAGGATAATATGGAATATATAAATATAATAGTAGAATCAGCTTTACCAAAATATAAGAAGGGTGTGAGGGTTATAGTTAATCTTAATACCTCTAAAAAGCCTGAGTACTACGTAGGAACAGTTACATCTATTAGAAAAGGTATAGTTAAGGTTATATTCGATGATGGAGAAAAAGGTAATTATAAACCTACTTCTTCTAATGTAGGATTAGTTGGTATTACTGAATCTAAGAAAAAAAGAAAAACACAGATACCAACTGTAAATATAAGTAAATGGATAGATTTACCTAGTAAAAAATTAATAAAGAAAACAATTCATAAAGGTAGATTATCTAAAGAAGAGAAAAATAAAATTATAAGTAAGGATAAACAATTTGTTTACAATCTCATGACTGCTGCGTACAAAGCAACACCGGCTGTAGTTTTTCTTAAAAAAATACTTAAATTTAATTTTCTATGGATGGAAGGAAAAATTAAGATATATAGGGGGGTATCTGGTAACTCTAACAGTAGTAATTTAATTTCACTTATACGTAAATTTGAGAAAGGTAAAGTATTACTAGGGTCTAAAGGTAAAGATGTTATGAGCTGGACTACTTCTAAAATACGTGCCGGAAAGTATGCAAATCGAACAGATAGTGGAGGTATAGTATTTGATTTTAATTATGTAGGTAAGTATCTTGACCTAGGACAATTAATTTTGGACTTTGAAGAAGAAATTCTTGAAATTAAGGAAAAGCAACTCAAATCAAAAAGAGGTAAAAATTCGTGGGGTTACCAATTAGCTGTATTTGCTTTAAAATATTCGTCACTTAAATCTACTAATTCTCATAGAGAAATATTACTTCCTTCTGTTAAGGTATCTTCAGTTGTACAACCGGGTGATTATGATAAAATTAGGTCAAGTAAAATTACTTTAATTCTAAAACAGTAGTATAGATATAAGCATATAATGAAAATAATATGTATTTCAAAGAAAAAATTTAAGAATGGGTAGTTCTATAAAAGTTGATTTAATAGTACCTAAAGTTATTTTTGATGGATTAAAATTATAGGATATAATTAGTAACATGTTAACTAGTTAGTAAATTACCACTATCAGCTATATTAAAAGAGGTGGCTAAACTTTAGTAATAAAGAATTTAAGTCTTTGTCTAAGAAAATAGGTTCTAAGACTAAAAATATTGTTGATGCTAAAGTTAAAATTATACAAGAATCAATATAATGAAAATTATTAAAGTTTCAACACAATCAATAAAAGCTTTAGGAATGGATACTATTACTGTTAAAGATGATAAATCTTTTAATGAATTAAAAGAGATTAGTAAAAATGGGTTTGCTATACCTAAGAAAATAACAATACATTTTGAAATAGCTAATAAAGATACAAAAGTACAAACTATGGAAGGTGAAGAGGTAGCAAAGAAAGGTGGGTTTATCATAACAGGAACAGTTGGTGAGAAATATGTTATTTCTCCTGATAAATTTCCAAAAAAGTATACTAATATAAAATACCTAAATAAAGAAAAAACTAAAGGTAAGGCAACAAAAGTTATTGATAATAAAAAATATGAATATCTTGATCCAATGACAAATTTTAAAGCTACTACATGGGCAGGTACTATTAAAGGTGATAGTAATGATATTTTAATTAGATATGGTGATAATGACTACGGTATAATCAAAAAGAAGGTAAATGGTAAAAACTTTTTTATATCTTTATATAAAGTATAACATATTGCTATAAAAACCACTACAGGGTTTTACTACTATTATTATAAATATAGGTATATAAAAATGGAATATATAAAATTACCAATAACTAAAATTCTTTCATCCTTAACTTTAAATCAAATAAAGCCCTTTAAAAAGGCTATAATGGAAAAGAAATTTAAGTCTTATCTTAATAATGTATTTAAAGATAAAGATAGATTATACTTAGATTTTAAAACTAAGAATGTTGTTAATAAACCTCCAATTAAATTAAGTAACTTCTTAGAAAAAACAGGTTACTATGTAGTTGACTATAATAAAGGCCTAGCTAAAAATAATAAAAGTGATAAAGCTAATCTAATAAAAATAGGTAAATTACTGAATAAAAATAAAGAATTAAAGTTATTAAAGGAATTTAATGAAGATAAAAGTAGAACAGCAGGTAAGAAATCAGACTTACTTATAGTTGTATCTAGGCATCCTTATGATATAGCAGGAATGTCAACAGGTAGGGGCTGGACTTCCTGTATGAATCTTGATAAAAATGAAATGAAACATTATATAACTAGAGATATAGAAAATGGTACATTAGTAGCTTATATTATAAATATAAAAGATAAAAATATTAATAAGCCTATATCTAGACTATTAATAAAACCTTATATAAATATAGAAGATGAAAAGGATATATTTTTGTATCCTGAAAAGAAAGTATATGGTACTAATATTAATGGTTTTAGAACTAGAATAATAAAGTGGTTAAAAACTTTTCAAAAGTTAAAAGGGGTATACAAGTTTAATAAAAAATTGTATGATGATAATTCAGATCCTTTTATAGCAGCAGCTGATAAAGAAAGTAGTAACTATCTATCAAGAATAGCTTATTATGAAAAGAATCCAAAAGATAAAGATGCTAAAAAAGATGAAGATAGAGAAGTAAGAAAATTTTACTATAGGAATAACCTTAACGATAAAGATTCTAAGAATGATAAAGATAAGGGTTTAAGGATGATGTATTATTATGACAACCCTAATGATAAAGATGCTAAGAAAAATGAAGATATAAATATAAGATATGCATATTATGAAAAGAATCCTATTGATGGCGATGCTAAGACTGATGAAGACGGAGATATAAGAGAATTATATTATAAAAACAACCCTATTGATGGTGATGCTAAGACTGATAAATCTCCATCTATAAGAAAACTGTACTATAAAAATCATCCTATTGATAAAGATGCTAAAACTGATAAATTTAAATTTATAAGAAAATTGTATTATAGAAATAATCCAGATGATGAAGATGCTAAGAAAGATAAAGATTCTGGTATTAGAAGATTATATTATAAAAATAATTTAAATGATAAAGATTATAAAAAAGACAGAGTTTTAGATGATATGTTTGATTGATTTATTAAGTATAAAAATATTAATTAACCACTGTAATTAAACTTATAGTGGTTTTTTTACCTGCAAATACTAGCTAATAACGCTACAATACAGGGTTTTACTACTATTATTATAAATAATAGACTCTACTAAAATAACAATAAAGTAGTGAGTCCCCACCAGTTTAATATTGTAAACGTATGATGACTATAATATATGTACCTATCTAAACCCAAATCTAAGACAATGAGGAGGTTTCTAAGTATGCTTTAAAGTCGATAGTTAGGCTATAATTGTAGGTTAATTAATTTTAATAAGGAGGTTTAAAATAAAAATGGCTAAGAAAAAAGTATTTCTATTTTCTACCTTAGAAAAGGGTCCTTATCAGTTGTTTAAGTGTACTGAATGTGAAGAGAAAGTAGTTGCGTCTGTAGATGACGAATTTTGTCCACATTGCTACTCTAGATTGCCTGATACTGGAACTCCTTTAAAAGCAACTGTACAAGCTAGTTTAGACTCAACTAAACCTAGATTAGTTTGTTCTACTTGTGAAAAATCAATTTATTCCAGCTCAAGTCTTACAAATGCGGAATTAGTAAATCTTATGTATTGCCCCGCATGTGGTAGCGCTGAACTAGATAGTTGTGATGATCAAGATCAAAATGTTGTTTCTAAGGAAGAAGAAGACAAAGAAGTCGTTGATATTGATGAAGAAGAAGTAGTTGATGTTGATGAGGATGACAAAGAAGTTGAAGATGACAAAGAAGTTGAAGAGGGAGAAAAGTCTGTAGAGGGTGAGTTGAAAGAAAAAATTTCCTCATTAGAAGCTAAATTAGTAGCTAACCCGGAACCGGCTTGGTTTTTCTTTGATAAAGGTGTTCCTTCATTTAAGATAACGGAGTCTAAAGTACATCCAGAAGCCATGTCTGTATTTAGTACTGATCAGTTTGTATCAGCATTTAAAGATACCGCTAGAGCGACTAGTCTTACAGCTGCTATCAAAGACTTTAATGGTGAAATCATTGACAAAACACCTATTTTAGATTCTTTAGATCTAGAAAGTTTGGCTTTTGAGAAACTTCAGTCCCATGTAGTTCCTAAATTTCTTGATTGCCTAGCATTATCTGTAGAAGGTGCTACAAAAGGTATTTATCCTAATCTTAATAAAGAACTTAAAGCATGTTTCTTTGATGAGCTAGTAGCACGAGGTGTTCCAAAAGCTAAAGCAAGTGATGCTATTGAAGCTAGTTTTAGTAGTGCGGGTACTGATGTATTTGCAGCATTGATTGCAAAAGCTACAGAACTTATGTATAAGTCAACAGAAGCTTATAAAGAAATTAAAGCTACTGTACTTAGCGCTGGTTACATGACTGGGTCTGCTAAAATTACTAATGAATCTGATTTAGAAGAACAAGAAGTAAAGACTTTGTTAAAAGCTGGTAATTTTCCAGTTCAAAATGCAGAGCCACTGACTATTCTGTCATCTAAGACAGCATTATCTAAATCAGCAGTGACTAATTACAGAGATCGTCTTTCTTTTGGAAGAAAATAAACAATTTTTAATGATAAATGAATTATGGAGGTTAAGTTATGCTGCAACTTTTAGGTAATACTAGAATTATTCAGAGTAAAGAGTTTCCTGTAGTAGCAGGGAATACAGTGACCGCTGAGGGTCAAGCTATTATTCAGACTATGGTAAGTGGTGTAGAACAATGTGTTATCAGTGCAGGTGCTACTGATTCTGTATTCTTGGGTTTTAGTTATGGTGAAGTTTTTACTCCCCTGACTAAAAGTATCGTAGAGACTGTTACAGTACCCGCAGCCGGGGCAGCTACAGTAACTCTTAAACATGCACCACTAACAAACACACAGTGTTGGGCTTACGACAGTACTAATGCAGTTAATCAGACTATTGGTAATCCTGTAAATGCTAATGAATATACAATTGTGTCTACATTACTTACTTTTAATGTTCTTAAAGCAGGTGCTGTAATGGATATTACTTATCGTTATACACCAACAGCTCTCGAACTTGGATCTTTTGAAGATAACATTAGTGTTACTAGTTATAGTGGTAGTGATTATATTGGAAGTATTGGTGTTATTCAGCAGGGCGAAGTATTTACAGATCAGTTTGATGCTAGTGTAGATTGGGATTCGTATACATCTGTTAAGGTTATCGCTGGTGGGTTACTTTCAACTAATGCAGGTACGGGTACTGAAATTACTGGTGCTGTTATTACTCACTTCCCGACAGTTGACTTGCCTTATGTAGGTATTCGTTTTAACGCTGCTTAATATATTAATATAATTGGAGGATAAGAAATGTTAAACCCTTATAGAAAAGCACTCAAAAGTACTCCGTTTAAACTTCCGGGGCAATCCAATCAGTTCACAGATAACAAAGGTGAAATTAATGCAAGTTCCACTGCTGATCTTCTAGTGCAGATTGGTAATGCAATGAAAGCACCTCAGACTGTTACTGCTAGTAAAGCTCAGACTAATGTGGGTGTTCACAAAGAACGCAGGAAAATCCTTGTAGAAGCAATGGGTGATCAGTCCGGTAGATTAAGTGCAGTTCTTGGTGAAGCTCTTGCAGCAGAAATCAATGAAACCACTAATCGTGAAGGTTTTACTCGTAGGATTATGCAGTATAATGAAATTGGCCAAGGCGAAACTAATGAAGTCGTGTTGAAAGAGAAAGATGTTATTGCTTTCCTAGCAACTAGTCCTTCTAGTGTTAATCCTGTAGAGATTCGTCAGAAAAGACAGTATCCACCTGAGTTCCATATCAATGGTTATATTCTTATTGATACAGGCGAATTGGCTCGTTCCTCGGGAGATTTGCTTGGTGACAAGTACGAAGAGGGTCTTGAGGCTGTTATGGTAAAAGAAGATGTACTGTGGAGAACAATGGCTGTTCAGGCCGCTACTGTTAGAAATACTCTTCAGAACTTTGCTACATTTACACCATCTGTATTTGCTAGACTTATTAATCAGGTATCTCGTTGGGGTATCCCCGCAACATCTTGTCTGTTTGCTAGTGATCTGTGGCAAGACGTTATTAGTAATGGCGATTTTGCTGGTGTTTTTGATCCGGTCACCCAATGGGAACTTCTCCAGGAAGGATATCTTGGATCTATGTACGGTGTATCCATGTTGACTGATAATTTCCGTCAGCCCAACTTGAAAGTACTAGATGTTGGAGAAATTTTTATTACTGGCGCTCCTATTAATCATGGTGTATTCACTCTACGTGGTTCAGTTACAGCAGAACCCATTAACAAGTTTGCAGAAGGCGAAGCTAAGAAAGGTTGGTTCCTTGACGAGATTTGCTCAATGGTTCTTGGTAATACTAAGAGTGTAAGTCGTGGTCAGAAAATATAGATAGTTGTATAGATAAATTAAAATAGGAGAATAAAAATGAGTATCAATAGAACAATTTCAGCAGGGAAAAGCATTTTAAAAGCTTTTGTTCTTGCTAAAAGTGGTCAAACAAAAAAAGCAGGTCGTATCTTTGCTGAGTTAACTGAAGATATGGCAATCGATCCAATCATGGATGGTATTGCTAAATCAGTTCAGGAGCTCGAAGCTGAGGGTGATGTGGATGATCTTAGTATGGGTGACGATGACTACGAAATAAATCAAATGGATGAGGATGAGGATGGTGATGATGATGATGATACCTCTGTTGATCTAGATGATCCTGCTGTCGAAGCTAAGATTCTTGCTTATTATCGTAAAAAACGTAGAATCGAAGCTATGGATGACGAAGATGATGATGAAGATGACGAAGATGAAGATATGGAAGAAGAAGATTACGACATGGACGACGAGGATTATGATGATGGTGATACCTCCGTTGATCTAGATGATCCTGCTGTCGAAGCTAAGATTCTTGCTTATTATCGTAAAAAACGTAGAATCGAAGCTATGGATGATGACGAAGATGATGAAGATATGGAAGAAGAAGATTACGACATGGACGACGAGGATGAGGATGATGATGAAATTGAAATTCCCACTAGTGTGGCCAGTGTTTTAAATTTAGAATATTGATCATTTAAGAAAAGAGGGGGGACAGCATTGATAAATGTTGGAAAATACTTTTACTATTTTTCTAACCCTCCATTCTTATATTTCCTGTAAAATGGGGTATATAAGATGAAAATTTGTAAAGTAAATATTATTAAAAGGAGGTGCTATTATTTTATAGTACCCCTTTTTTGTATAAACATTGTGACCATAGTAATTAATAAGGATAATAAAATGAAAACTATCAAAATACCTGCAAGTGTAGCTAAAGCTTTAAATATTAATATTGAAAGCAAAAGTAAACCTAAAGATGTTACAAAAAATGTTTTAAGTGCCTTTAATACATCCTTAAAAAAATCAATAGAAGAAGGAAAGAAAGGTATTAAAGCTAGAAAAAATGCTGTATTATGGATGACAGATTTATGGGAAAGAAAGGCTGCCCCTATTGCACTAAGGTATGCTGCAATAACTAGAAATGCAGAAATTGCCCTTGAAAAAAATAAAAAAGTTAAATTCTTTGTTAGTAAATTACACTCAGGTCAGGGTAATAGTAAGATAGTACATTTAAAAGATGATAAAGAATTAAAAGAAGAATACTATGAAGATGGGCCCTCTTAATAAGGTTAATAAAAGTAGGTAAAGATTTTGATAAATCTACAGGTAAATATACAAAAATAAATAGTAAATAGAAGGATAATAATTATGCCTACCTTTGGAGTTAAAACAGATATTACTATGAGTACTAAAACTAGTAGGATAAATTATAATTCTTTCTATAAAAGTTTTGAACAGAATAATATAAAGATGGAAAGTCCTGTTACTATTGTTTTTACCGAATCAGAAACATTTGATCTCTCAAATTCTAGTTTTGTAATTGTAGTGGCAGATGATTATGGTCTAGAAAATGAAGTTCTTAATATTACATTCACTGATAGTGATGCTAATGAGTTTACTCTAGAAAATGTAGGCTTCCTGAGTCTAAATTTTAGTAACTTAGTATCCATGAGTATATTAAATAGTAGTGATACTAATGTTTCTATAAATATTGTGTACTAAAATACTATAAATAATAATAAGGTTAATATATAATGGAATCAATTAAAATACCTGCAAGTGTAGCTAAAGAATTGAATATAAACATTGAATCAATACCTACCGCAAAAAATAAAAATAAACCTAAAGTAACTATGATTGTTAATTTAAATATTCCTGGTGCTAATGGGGCTGTAGAATATGACGAGGAATTTAATTTTAGTTTTAAAAAGTCTGATTGGAAGAAAGCTCAAAAAACAATATTAAAACAATTAGATAAAGTAATTAAATAAAATCAAGTAATAATAGTAAATAGAAGGATAATAATTATGCCTACTTTTGGTATCAGAACAGATATAACTATGAGTACTACAAATAGTAGGATCAATTATAATTCATTCTACAAGAGTTTTGAACAATCTAGTATAAAGATGGATAGTCCTATTACTATTGTTTTTACCGAATCAGAAACATTTGATCTCTCAAATTCTAGTTTTGTAATTGTAGTGGCAGATGACTATGGCCTAGAAAATGAAGTTCTTAATATTACATTCACTGATAGTGATGCTAATGAGTTTACTCTAGAAAATGTAGGCTTCCTGAGTCTAAATTTTAGTAACATAGTATCTATGAGTATACTTAATACAAGTAGTGATACTAATGTTTCTGTTAATATTGTGTACTAAAATACTATAAATAATAAAGGAATAATAAAATGGAAACAATTAAAATACCCGCAAGTGTAGCTTCTGTATTAAAGATTGATATTGAAAGTAAAAAAATGAAAACACCTACTAAAGAAGAATTAGCTAATAATCCTGAACTTAAAGAAAAATGGGAAAAAGAAAAAATTAAACGTAAAAAAGCTAAAAGATCTATGACAGATTTTGATAATGCTGTAGTAGTTGTTTGGGATGGTAAACCCCAAATTTCAAGTCATATTAGAGAAGCTGTAAAAAAAGTTTTAAAAAAACGAAATATAGAAGATTTTAAAACAAGTCATTTTACGGCTAATAACTTAGATATGTTTTAGTAATATAATAATATAATTTAAAAACTTTGGTTAATAAAGTAAAAAATCAAAAAAGTTGAAAATAAAGAAAAATGAAAAATGAAATCAATTCAAATCCCAGCAAGTGTGGCAGAAGCTTTAAATATTAATGTTGAAAGCAAATATTCCACAAAAGATATAAAAGATGAAACTCATATTAAAGTTAAATCACCTAAAGAATTTGAACAAGCTGTAAAAGATATGGGTTTTGATGATTTAAAAGATTTTCTTAAAGATACAGGAATTGATTTTAAAACTGTTAAAGGTAAATGGTGGTTATTAATTAATAACCACCATTTACTCATGAAGGAAAATAAATGTTTAATATAAGGAGGTGTTATTATCATAGAAACCTCACTTGCACATCTTGGAATCTTCCTTTCTACAACATTTGAAATAGATAAAAAGCAAGTTGTACTAGCAGCTAAAGATAGTGTGTTCAGGAAATTGTCTGAAAAGAGATTACCCTTAAAGCTTCCAGCAATAACATTCTATCCTTCAAATATAGGTCAGGTTGGTATTGCTATTAAAAATAGAAGGGGTGCGATATCAATAGAATCTAATTTAAATAATACAGTAGAATCTATGTATGAAGTAATGCCGGTAAAATTAGATATAGAGATTGGTCTTATAGCATCAAATATTAATGATTATTTTAATTTATCATCTAGTTATTTTAAATTATATAAGGCTAGTACTTTTACAGTAGTTCTAGATGATTTAAAATCAAAACCTGAGCTTAACTTATCATTATTTGATATAGGTGAGCTGTCTACCCCACCCGCAGGTAAAGAAAGTAATGACTTTGAATCTAGAGGTGCTTTTTATACATATGAAGGAAGATTTAGTTTGAATACATTTATCTTTTATTCTAGTGAATATAAGATTATCAGGGACTTGAATGTTACGTGGGATTTAGGTCTTGTAGAAGATTTCAATACAACAAAATAATTAATAAAGAAGAGGAGTTAAATTATGGCTATAGAACTAGTAAGACTAATTTCTAGAGTTAATTACAATGTAAAATTTGTTTATGAGGGTGTTACTTTTGTACTCAGCCCTAAACAAAAAACAAAGAAAGAATTTCTTAGAGAAAAATTGGTTGACATCGACACTAACGAGATAATGATTGTTAGATAGACAAGTAATTATAGATGGTAGAATACCCGACTTTTGTACATAATGGGCTCAATAGGATAGTTGAATTATTTTGGTGATTACTAAAATGGTTCTGGAAAGACGGGTCAAACTAAGAGCTACCATGCAGAACAAAGAAAACTACATTATGCTCGGAATGGTTACAAAATGGTAGTTATATGGGAACATGAGCTACTTAAAGGCGAAGAATACATTAAAAATAAGCTTATTAAAGGGTTCAAGCGAACCTATAACGTATAATGGAGGGCAACTATGTATTTTATGACTAAGGGTATTAATATAGGAGGGTATAATCATGGGCAGAGCTAGAGTTATTATAAAGGAACTTGACCTCAGCACCCGGGTTCCCTCATTTCCAGGAATTTATGCAGGTATAGTTATACCGGCGTTGAAGGGTGAAGTAGATGTTGCTACACTTGTTACTAATGAAACAGATCTTTTGACATGGTTTACTCCTGATGAAACTGTTAAAGTAGGAATGAGTAATGCTTATTATAGTGCAGTATCATACCTAATTAAAGCAAATAAACTGTGGGTTGTTAGAGCTGCTAATGATCCCAAATACGGTGGTTGTTATTTAACCTGTGCTAATCCATTGCCTTCTGGTATTGTGATTACCGCAAGTGCTGCAAGTGATTTACTAACACTCACTACAGATTCAGAAACATTTTTTAATATTGCTTCTACTACTGACAAAGTTAAAGTTACAGCGTCAGCAGGAGCAGTATTACCTGCAGGTATTACGAGTGCTACATATTATCTTATTAAGATTAGTGAAACTGATAGTACTGTAAGACTTGCTTTAACAGCAACAGATGCTATAGCAGGTACATATGTTGATTTTACAACTAATGGATCTGGTACATTGACATTAACACTTGAAGGCGTTACAAGTAATGGTAGTGCTGAATATGCTATTACTACACCGGCTTCATATTCACTAGATAGTAGTGATGGTAAACCTGCAGGTTTGACTTCTGAGTTTACTGTAGATGTATTGAGAGATGCTTTCAATGTTAGTGCATCTTTTTATGCTATGTGTGCTATACAAGATACTATAACATTAACTGCTGCTGTATTTCCTACAGTGGAATCTGGATTAGCTCTTGATGCACTTACTACATACTATGTAATTAAACAAACAGCTTTTCAAGAAATTCAACTTGCTAGAAGTTCAGTAGAAGCAAGTCAGGGTGTATATATCCCAATTAGTGATTTGGGTTCAACTATTGTAGGTACTCTTGGTAATAAAGATTATACTAGTGCTGCCGTAGCAGACGATGCTACAGATCTTGTTACAGTTACTCCAGCATTTTTTGATGCTGCTGTTGATAATGATATTGTTAATTTTACAACAACAGGTGTATTGCCTGCAGGTATTGGTATAGCAGAAATTACTGATATTGATTGTCTTGCAGGTTCAGCAATTACTAATGGATCATACTTTAAACTTAGTAGTCCTTCAACTGAGTACTTATGTTGGTTTAATGTAGATGCATCAGCTATTGATCCTACTACACCCACATCAGAAATAACATCAGTTACTTGTGTAGCAGATGTTGATAATAGTTTACATGGAACATATTTTACTCTCAATTCAACAACTATTGATTATTATGTTTGGCTTAATACAAGTGGGACTGTCGGTTATGGTGATCCTGCACTATCTGGTAAGACAGGTATTGAAGTTGCTATTACTACAGGGTCATCCTCTACTGTTATTGCTGTAGCAGTTGCGGCTGCAATAGATCTTCTTACTGCTTTTGCTGCTCCAGTACCAGGTTTAAATGTTATTGCTATTACTAATGCAGTTACAGGTTTGGTAGATGATGCAGGTGCTGCAACATCAACATTTACAATTTCTGTTACAACTCACGGTCATGGGATTATTTCTGGTACATCTACTACTATCGCCGTGCTTAGTACAGATAATGCTGAAACTATCGCAGATAAAGTACAAGGTGTTATTAATGGCTTAGCAGATTTTAGTGCTACTGCTGCTGATAGTAGTAGTGAAGAAACAGTAACAGTTACTAATGCTAATCTAGGAATTTGTACTTCACCAGCTGATGGTGATTATGATTTGGAAACAGGATTTACTTTTGTTGTAGTAACTACTGGTAGAGGTGTTGGAACAGATTATTATGTTATTCTTGGTGTCACCCCAACAATTCAGATTGCATTAACAAGTGGCGGAACTGCTATTGATATTACTGATGCAGGTACTGGTACTCATACAGCTACTTTTAAATCTAAGATTGATACTTCTGCAATGGTAACAGATCTTAGTAATGATACACTAACTATTAGTGCTACATTGTATACTTTTATTGATGATAAAGATTTAGTTCAGGTATCATCAGCAGGTACACTTCCATCAGGACTTGTAGCATCAACTAATTATTATGTCATTAAAACAAGTACATCTAATCAGATTAAATTGGCATCATCTACTGCTAATGTAGATCTAGATGTTTCAATGGATCTTCTTGATGCAGGTCTCGGTATTCACACTCTGTATGATTTACATAACCAAGAGCTGTATGGTTTGGAACAGAAGTGTATATTAGTTTATGGTGCTAATCAGGGTGCATGGAATAGTGATATTTATATTGAAACTCTTCACTATCCATATGGAGATAGCACTGGTTGGACTAGCGATCAACAGGATGATGCAGATACAGTAAAAGAAACAAATAGTTTTATCATCTACGTGTATAAAGTTAATAGTGATCAGACTTTTACACTTGTGGAGCAGTACACTTGTTCCAGAGATGAAAATAAAAAAGATGGGTACGGTACTAATATTTATGTTGAAGATGTACTGGAAGCATCTAATTATATTAGAGCAATTGATAATACTGCTGTATATAAAACAGTGTTGCCTACTAACCAGTCACAAGTATTGAAACTTGATAAAGGTGATGATGGTAGTACTGTAAGTGATACATATATGTTAACAGCACTAGATGCTCTTGCTTCAAAGAGAGATATCTTTGTTACATTGCTTCTTGATGGTGATTGGACAACTCCAGCTTACCAGAAACAAGGTCTATTGAGTTTAGCTGAAACTCGTAAGGATTGTTTTGCACTTCTTGGTATTCCGATTAGTGATGAAACAGCATCATCTTACATGAACGCAGTACTTGAATACAGAAAAGAAGAGCTTAATGCTAATTCCAGTTATGGTGCTTTGTATACTGCACATCTTTATATTCAAGACAAGTACAATGATAGAAAGATTTATGTAGGTTGTGATGGTTATGTTGGTGCTGCAATATCTGAAACAGCATCTAATTATGAAATTTGGTATCCTGTAGCAGGCCCAAGACGTGGTGTGTTGAAGGTACTAGATGTAGCCAGACGTTATACAGAAGGTGATCAAGACGTATTATATGATAATGGAATTAATCCTATTGACTTCTATCCAGGTAAGGGTATTAGGATTTGGGGTCAAAAAACACTATTGGCAAGACCGTCTGCATTAGATAGAATTAATGTTAGGCTATTGTTGATTACTATTGAACCTGCTATTGCTGAATTTCTTGAAGATTTCTTGTTTGAGTTTAATGATGCAATTACAAGAGCATTAATTGTTTCTGGTATAGAATCTTATATGCAGAATATTAAATCCAGACGAGGTGTTTACGATTTCACAGTTGTATGCTCGGAAGAGAATAATCCCCCATCCGTTATTGACGCAAATAAAATGTCTGTCTATTTATATTTGCAACCTGTAAAAAGCGCCGAGTGGATAACGCTGACTACAATAATCACTTCTACTGGCAGCACGATCAGTATAGGTTAATAATGATATCAGTTTAATGTTATAAAACATAATGGCTAGGTTTGAATTAATTACTCAAGCTGAACAGGATAAACCTAATCCCTTCCATTATGACTTTTAACAGGTATATTTACTATGGTGGTTATAATTAATTATGAAAGCTATTAAAACACAGATGGAGCTATATGAGAAAGCTACAATATTAGACGCAAAAAATACTTATGAAAATGAATTAATAGCAAATCAATTTTATTCAGAAGAAAATGAAGAACTAGAAGCTTTAGCTAATACAATGCTAGATCTTTATATTAAGATTAATAGTATAAAATCTGATACAGATATAAAAGTTGTTGAAACTTTTGCGGGTGCTTGCCCTGTCTTGAAGGGTGTTATTAAAAATAGTCATGGACATAAAAATATTAAAACAATAGCTATTGATTATTCAGATTATGCTTCTAAACTGGTTGAAACAAAATATCCTTATATTGATTTTATAAATAAAGATGTTTGCGATAAATCTATTATTAAGGACATTGGTAAGAACACTGTTGATATGATAATGAGTGGGCACTGTTCTTTTGGATATCTTAATATGTATAATGCTAAAGAACATTTAAAGTTAATGTCTAAGATCCTAAAACCTGGAGGTATTTATTTTATATGTTTAGGTGATATGCTGCAATGCGATGATGGTGTATCTAGAGATAATTACTTAGAATGGAATCTAGAAGAGGAAGAGAATAAATTCTTAAACTGTAAACTGGTTAGTACCGATTTTGTTAAGGATGAAGATTTTAATAGTAGTACAAAGACTCATGTTTATGCTTGGGCCTTGCAAGATTTTAGTAAAGTTTGGTTGTCAGAACATATATTTACTATTCATAATCCTATTTACTATGATGTTTGGAAGTCTGAACTTGGATTCAGTGAAGTTGTTAGTGTCTGTAAAGACTACAATGAAGATATCTGTACTGTTGATATTAAAGATTTAGATGATTTAGGTGTAATTGGTTTAATTAAATAATTTATAAATTTAAAAATAAAGGAATATTATTATGTCTACTAAAGTTAAAGTAAGTGGTAAGAAGGTTAAAGTTACTGGAGCGCCTGGAACGATGACTAAAACGGGTAGAATGAATAAAACTAGAGGTACTATGATGGTAGGTCGCCCTAAAGGTATTATGAATGCTATGATGGGTCAGAAGAAAATGAAAACGCAAATGATGACTACAGCAACTATGATGGTAGGTCGCCCTAAAGGTAGTATGAATGCTATGATGAGTAAGGGTCAGAAGAGATGAGATAATTATTGTTATAGTCCTTTCCTTACAATAACATAATAGTAAATAGGTTTTAATAATAAATATAGAGGTATAAATTATGACAACAAGACCTGATATAGAACAGATAAGAAACATCGGCAACGCTACACAATTGTTCCGATGGAGTGTCCAATTTGAGAAGTTCCCTAAATTAGTCCCTGGTCCAGGCAGCGATGCAATTAACTGGAGAGCTGAGTCAGTTACTATCCCTAAACTAGATCCAATGGCTACAGAGATACTTATTAGAGGCCATAAGATTAAACAACCCGGTAAAGCTGAGTATGATAATCAGATTACTTTGACTTGTATTGAAACAGTTGATAATGTTATTTCACAGTTTATTCATGACTGGCGTGAAGTGTGTTGGCAATCAGCTAATGGCAGTACTGGTCTAACCCATTATAAATCTGAATTAGAGGCTACTATAATAATTACTCGACTTGACAATCTTGATCAGCCCATATGGATTTATAAATTAATAGGTTGTTTTCTCGAAACTAGTGAAGCTGGAGGAGAACTGGGTGCAGACAGCTCCGATCCACTACGCCCGGTTTTGGTCTTAAGCTATGACTATTTCTCTGACACACCAGTAGTAGCTAGTGTAGCATAATAGTATTAGTAATAATAATTTCTTGGCATAATATAACAGGGTTGCTCCTTAGTTTAGGTACTATTTTACTTAAACAATATTATGTCAGGAATTTTTATTCTTAAATAGGAGAGTAAAATAATGCCAAGAATGAAAACAGATAATCAATTTAAAAAAGAGTTAGATAATGCATTTAATGGAAGAATAATTAGTTTAGAAAAGTATAAAGGTGCTTTAACAGCTATAATAGTTAAGTGTAATGTTTGTGATAAGCAACATAAAGCTCACCCAACTAATTTATTACGGGGACATTTTGGTTGTAGTTGTTCAGAAAAACTTAGAGCTCCAACAAGATATAAAAAATCTAATAAACAATTTAAGTTTGAATTAAAAGAAATGTTTGATGGTAGAATAATTCTTTTAGAGAAGTATAAATTAGGTAAGCTTCCTATCTTAGCAAAATGTACTGTTTGTAATACTGAAAAAAGAGTATTGTCTTCTGATTTAGTATATGGTAGTTTTGGGTGTAAATGTTCCGAAAAGGCAAGAATAAAGAAAATATCACAAACTTTAATGGATTCTGACAAACAGATACAAGATAAGATAAATAAAATAAATGATAAGATTATTTTATTAGGTAGAAATAAAGATAATTATTTAAAAGGTGATTTTACTTGTATTAAATGTGGGCATAAATGGACTACCCAACTAAGTAGTGTAGTATTTACAGCTAGTTGTAAAAATTGTAGTAAATATAAAGTAAAACCATTCAAATTAGGTAATAAAACTGTTTACATACAAGGCTACGAACCACAAGCACTGAGGTGGTTAAAACACAACACAAATTTAAAGCCAAGTCAAATTATTGCTGGTGAAATGGGTAAAATTCCAAGAATTGATTACTATTATGACAACAAGTGGAGATTTTATTATCCTGACTTCTATATACCTAAGAAGAAAATAATAGTGGAAGTTAAAAGTACTTGGACACTACTTATGAATGAATGGGTATTCAATTCTATTAAAGCCAAACGTGAAGCTGTTAAAGAAGAGCAATACAAATTCAGTTTAATGTTAATGAACGATAGTGAAAAGATTAAACTAAATAAGTGGTACAAAATGGATTATAGTGAAGCTTGTGAATCTGTTAATATACTAATAGCAGCATAAGAAAAAGGAGAGTAAAGATAACAATGATTGTTAAAATACCCGGATCTGTAGCTTCTGCTTTAAACATAAACATTAATTCAGATGCTAAGAGTGATAAAAAGAAAATAGCTAAATCAATTAAAACTGCTTTGGGTAAAAGAATTACGACTACTCTAATTATAAAAGATATTAGTGTTGATCCTAAAGATTTTCATGTAAAGATTAAATGTGAGAATCCAAATAAAATTTTATTTTTTAGTGAGATAGCAGAGATTAAAAAAATAATAAAAACTAAGATTCCCGGTATATCTAAAAACTTTGCAATAAGTGGTGGTAGTGTTAATAAACCTATAATATCTTTTATTAATCCAAAGTTTTTTAAACAGTTTGATGCTAAATCTAAATCTAAAAAATAATAATAACGAATACGCTGGGGTGGCGGGGGGGCAGGGTACTACTTTAGTTTACATAACAATAATTTCTAAAGGGCATACTATATTAATGTTGAACTCACGGCAGTATTAATATACTTATAGCCATATTAACTAGGGTAGTACCCATCCACCACAATAATTATTATTTAAAAGGATAACAATACTTATATGAAAGATATTTTAATAATGGAAAAATGTATTTGCTGTAATGCAAATTTAACGCTAATGGAATCTTGTAGAGGTGAAGATAAAGATGACGAAGTATTAACTAATTCCTACTTAGTTACGAGATGTTTACAATGCGAGGCTCATGAAGTTAAAGAAGTAGCTAGACTCAATGATAATCAATCTGATTTACAATAGTGTATCTTAATACAGTATGTTGGGCTTGATCACCCTTGTTTAGATGCTACCTCATTTAAACCATACTGTGTTAAGTTATTATTTCAGGTAGGAGATAAGAATAGGGGAACAAAGAAAAGCCATTAAAGAAGAAGATTATTAGTAATGACTAAAGATGGTTTCAAACTTGATATCCCTATAGGATGGTATAATATGAAATACAATATAGTTTATGATGAGGTGATGTGATGGGGATTTGGCTTCGTAACTTGGAGCAAATGAGGTCCGGTATTGAGTTCTCAAAATCGTGGCTTTGGGACATTCAGTTTAAACCAGGCCCAGTTGCTACAGAATTACCAGCTAACTTTCAATCTTGGTTCCCTGCCACTAATGTTGAAGAAAATCTAACTACTCTAGAAACACATGACTTTAAGGGTGGGTTCTCTACATTATCAATTCCAAAGGGTACTACTCTATTTGATTTGAAGATTACGTTTATTGATGACATATTTTTATCTATACAAAAATGGGTAGATAATTGGGTTAATATAGAAATATTAGGAGGTGGAGAACACATAGCATGTCTAGAATCCTCAGTAAAGATAGTTAACATAGCTAAATATACAGGTACTAATGAGTTAGTAAGTCTGCATAGCTACTATGTTTTTCCAAAAGGCGCGCTGTTCTACAGTGGTAACTCAGAAAATAATTTTCATAGCTCTGAACTTGAATTTGTGATAGCAGGAACTAAGAGTAAAAAACAATATGCTGCATCTAAAACAGAAACAGGTAGAAATAGATAGATAGATAGATAATTATAGTGTTCTTAATAACAAAGCATGTGAACTACCACGAAGCTAAAGACTTCGTAGTTTTCTCTGACAAAAGGCTATAAAGAAATCAGATATCATAAAAGCAATAATTAACACGGTGAAAGAAAAACAAAAATAATGTTCTTAATATACCTATTAATATAATATAATAGGTGAAGGATACGGGCGATGAATATGAAATTCACTCCTAAAACTAATAATGAAAATAATGTAAAGAATAAAACAGTTAAAACAATACCTAAAAAAGTAGAATCTTCTATTGTTAATGATAATGCAAAAAAAGTACTATCTGAAACAATTATAAAAGAAAATTTACCTCTTTTCGAGAGAGTAAAGAATAAAACCTCGCAATTTCAAATCAATAAGCTTCCCTCAGGCTTCCTTCCTTATCCAGAAAATTCTAGAATAATAGCCGATACCTATAGTTACGGTGAGATCAAAAGATTAAGTGATTCTAAGATACCTTTAGATATTCAGTATGAAATACTTCTAGAGGGTATACATGTCACTGGTTTTGATAAAAAAGATATCACATTTTTTGATTTTATTTTTATAGGAGTATTAAGAAAGTTATCATCTATTAAAGATAAAGGATTTTCTGTCCCCTTCGTATGTCCTCGATGTAAAAAACAAAACAATCCAAAACTAATGCTATCAGATCTAGGCTTTTCTGATCTTGAAGTACCAAAGTTACCTGTTAATCTTACCTTAACTGATAGTAATGATGGCAATGATAGCAATAATACCGTCTTGTCCTTTAATCCTTTAACAATTGGTGGGTTTATTGAGATATTTAAAAAGGACATGTTGTATCAAAAAAATGATAACAATGAATATATCAGAGATACCGATGGGAATTATACAAACAACTTAACATCCTTAATGGCAAGTCAGTGTACTCTAGATTTTGATGAGGCATATAAGCTTATCTTTAATATAACAGATTATGATGATATAGCACTATTAAATGAAGTAGATCTACTGTTAGGCCATGGCCTAGAAGCTATACCAGTAACCTGCAATCAGAAAATAGGTAAGCCATCACCACCACCACAACTGTCAACAGAAGATAAGCTAGCTGGAAAGAAACAAACTCAGTTTATTAATGATAATCGAAAACCATGTGGTTATATAGTTAATATTAAATTAGACGGAGGAGAGGCATTAATACGCCCGTTTCGTGCAGATTCAAAGCCTACTGAACATAGAATTGATTTTGGCAATGAAGGGAATAGTAAATCTATATGATATACATTACCTAGATTTTGGACATATTATGAAACAATTTGAAATAATAGAAAAATTAGGAACTTAACGAGGATTAATTAAGGAGGATTACAATGGCAAATGCAACTAATTTTAATTTCTCCTCGTTAATGGGTATGGGTATGCCCAAGTTATTTGGTGTAGATAGAGGCAGCGCTGCTAATGCTAATAATAATAGTGGCAGCAGTAGAAGGGATAATGGTATTAGTGATGGTGGTGTTGATAGAGCTAAAGAACTTAATTATGACAAAATATTTAGTTTACCTAATGTAGGTAAATTACTAAAGATGTCTAAAGATGGGGGTATTAAGAATAGTTTACAGCAGGTTACTAAAGAATTTCTTAATACAAAAACAAGTGGTTTAGGTGAAAAGTTTAAATCAACAGAGATACCTTTATTTGAGAGAATGGCAACTAAATTAGATTCTTCATTTAATACTCTTAATACTATTAATGAGACTGCAGAAAAAGATAGCAAAGATTCTGATTCTGCTAATAATGAAAATAAAGATCAAATGGAGGAGAGTTCTAAAGATTCTAAAAAGACTTCTTCTTTATTAAAAGAAAATGTAGAAACTAATAATAGTACTTTACTAGTTTTAAAATCTAAATTAGATAAAATTGAAGTAAATACAAAAGTTATAGGAAATTTAATGGGGGATTCTTTAAAATCAGATCCCACAAAAGATTTAGCTGCCAATGAAAAAGAAGATAGAATGAAGTCTTCTAATAACTTTGATAATTTAGGCAATATAATAATTAGTAGTCAGCAAAACTCTACAAATCAACTTGTTGATATATTGGAAGAAAATAATAAGAATGGGGGCAGTGGAGGTGGCGGGGGTGGTGGCCCTAGTACTACTAAAGGTCTTATTACCAAAATTGGTGGATTCTTAACTGGTGGTATGGGTCTTTCGGGTTTATTAACCTCTAGTATGACAGGAATAGCAACTGCGGGTGCAGGTGCAATGATAGGAGCAGCGGGTTTGGTTGCTGCTGCGGGTGCTGCTGGTTATGCTGTAGGTACAGTTATAAATAAATATGTTGTAGACCCTCTAGTAGATGATTTACATAAAGAACAGGATGGAAAAATAAGAGAATCCTCAACATTAGCTTTAACAGCTCAACAAACATCTTTAAAGAAGGTGGGTGATGAAAGTCTTTCTATGAAAGAAAGGGCTAAAGAGAAACGTAAGGTTAAACTTGGTGCTATGGGTTCTTTCAATAAAGATTTTGGTGCTATACTTAGTACTAATGATATAGAAATTGCAGCAAAAGTTAAAAAACTTGATGCTGATAATATGGATTTATATTCTGAGTACAGTGTAGCAGAAGTTAAAAAGAAAAGAGAGAATTTTAATTATAGACCTGTTTCAATGTTTGATACTAATGAAACTTATGCTAAAGAATATGTTGATGCTTTTACAGAATTTTTAAAGAAAACAGGTACACCATTAACAGAGGTCCAAAAAGATAATGAAGCTAAAAACTTAAAGAACCAGTTTGCTACAGCTAAAGTAAATAAAGTTTTACAAGAAAAAGAAAAAGCTAAAGCTGATAAATTAGCAGAGCCTGTAGATTCTAATGTTTCTATTGGTGATAAAAGTTATGATGCTTCAAAAAAATTGGGTCGTAGTAGAGAAAGAATATCTGGCAGTGATGGTTATTATAATTTTGAATCTTATAAATTAGGCCAAGGCAAAGATTCAAAATTACTAATGAACGAGCAGACTAAACAAGGTAAATTAGAGTATTTAAATAAGAAAATAGCAAATGCAAAAGAAGATATAAAAAGCTATGATAAACAAGATGATTTCTTTAAATCTGATAGAGAAGAAAGTAAGTTAGATTCAAAATTAAATAAAGCTATTAAAGAGTATGACAGAATATCTAAAGTAGAAGCTCTTAGCAAAGAAGAATATGTAAAAACAATAACAGCTATTAAAGAAAAAAAGAGAGAAATATCAAAAAAAGAAGAACCATCGTCTAAAAAAGTAGCAAAAGCTTTAGAAAAACCCACTACTACTGCTACTAAAGATGAAGTTAAAGATAAGAATAAAAATTTAGAAACTAGTGATGCTCAATCTTCAAAAGTAGCTGAAATTAAAGCTGAAATGAGTGAAGAAATTAAATCTAGATCAGGTCTAAATAATTTTGATAGAAGAGCAGCTAATATCCATAAGAGTAAACAAGAAGCAGGTGAGACTTTATCAAAAAGAAATAAGATAAGAATTGGAAAAGTTGATAGAGAAAAGAAAGAACTTTCAGATGTTAAAGCACTGATCTTACCTCAAATTATAGCTATGAAAGAAAAAGAATTATCTGAAGCTGCTAAGTCAATAACCAGTAAGGATATGACTGAGAAAGAATGGAATAAATTTCAGCAAAGTCGTGATTATGTAAGTTTGGTTAATGCTGATTCATATGAAGAATATAAAGAAAGAGAAAGTTATAAAAAGGAAGGAAATAAAAAGAAAGCTGTAGAATTACAAACAACACTAGCTACTATTAGGCCAAAGAAAACTAAGAGTAGTGATGCCCTCACAGTTAAGCCCACGCCTAAATCAGTACCTATGGCTTTAGCTACTAGTCATGATAGTACAGTTAAGTCTACACCACAAGTTAAACCTATTAATATAGCAAATACGAGTTTAAAGAAAATAAATGAAAAAGAAAAAGCAGGAACAATGATGGATAATAATACTTTAAGTGGTAAATCTCAACAACCCCTAATAATAAAACAACAAACTCCACAACCTATGCAAGCAAATAATCAGAAGAAACCAACAGAGAGAGGAATAACCTCGGTTGGGGATTATGGAGTTGAACTGCTCAGGAGCCTTTTGACTTGATTTTATAAAAAAATAACTTTGCGGCCTGTAGTTAGTACCGAGGTGAACTACCACGAAACTAAAGACTTCATAATTTTCTTTGACAAACACTATAAATTAAAATTTAATACTATCATTCAGGCTATGGATGAAAGGGGGGTGCTATTTTAAACTTTGATGTGGATGCTGTACGAAGTAATAAGAACACGCTAATCACTATAGCATTACCAGATGGACCCGTAACTGCTTATATGATAGATGAGACTTTTAGTATTACTGGTAGTAATAATTGGGAATCTCCTTTTGATATTGAAGAACAGCTAAGCGGCAGGGCAGCTACAAGTGTTAAAGTTACTAAAAGAGTATTAGGTCTAGGTAAACATCAGTCTGCATCTGTATTGTCTTGGGTAGGTTCTCAAAAACCAGATTTTAAACTTGGTATGGTATTTACTGCTATCAGGGAATCAGAAGATCCAAGAATACAAGTTAATAAACTGATGAGAGCAGTATATCCCACAGGTAGCGCAGGATTTATGAAAGCTCCATTAGGTTATAAATTAGTTAAGAGTAAAGGAACTGGTTTGTTTGCGGTTTCTATCGGGTCTTGGTTTAAAGCTTTGTCGATGGTAATGCTTAGTGTAGAATTTAATTTATCAAAGGAAACTATTGAAACAGGCGTACCACTATATGCTGAAGGTTCTATAACTTTTACACCCTATCAAGCTATATATGCCAATGACATGGCAGAATATTTTCCTGGGGCGGAATGACATATATTACATAGATTTGACTAAATCAGTTTCAGAAAGATATGACTTATCTAAGTTTAAACCTGTAGGTGTGTATATGAAGTAATAGCAGAAGCTCGGAAACCTGATTTAATTAGTTATAATATATTTGGAACTACTAATTACTGGGCATTGATAATGCTTTATAACAATATTATATCTGCTTTAGATATTAATATAGGAGATAAATTAAGTTTCCCTTCAATACAAAGTATGGAAAACCTATATTTTAGTTTAAAAGCTAAGGAATTAGATAAATAATAATATAAATGAAGGAGTCTCAGTTATGGCTATCAGTGTGGACGGCCAGTATTATTATAGGTTTAATATAGGTGGCTTTGAAGACTTTATAGACAATGATGATTTTGATAGCTTTACGCTTATAGAAGAAGCTGGTAATATGTTACCAACCTGGAAAATAAGTTTTAAAACTAGTGATCCTGATGTACCTAAAGTATGGAATGAGGGTAATGACTTAGAAGTTAGTTATGGTATTGATCAAGATAATCTAGTAGATGCTAAGTTATTAATAACTAAGTCTACTATAAGTGGTGCAGGAGATCAGAAGTATCAGATAACAGGTCTAGGTATATATAGTGCTATTAATTACATAACAAAAGCTAAGACACTAATAAGTGATAAGAAATCTGGTGTTGCTATAGTTAAGGATGTTGCAGCTAAACATTTTTTATGTGATTTTAATATAGATGTCAGTGAAGACTCACAATACTGGATACAACCTAATATAACGGATAAGAAATATATTGATAATGTGTGTCTACATAGTTATCTTAGTAAATCATTTATAGGTACAGGTATTACAAGTGATGGTACATTCAGACTTCTAGATATTAGTCAGGTTATTAGTGAGCCCTATGCTTTTAAGTTTACTAATACTTCAGAAGAAGATGGGAAAGATATATCATATAGCTCAAACCCAGAACTAATTAGTAACTCAGGTTTCATTAACTGTTGGGTTGGTTATGGCAGAGAAAAACCAGTATATACTATTGAAGATGACTCTCTAAATAA